GTTTACTTCTTTTGTTTTTTTAATTTGTGGGTACAACATGACTCCATTAAATGATATTAAAGATACAAATTCCATCAAAAATGGTTGACAATTTGTTTTCCTATCACTATCAGAAAATCCATGAAATCTCATCATTATCTTGTGTAATACCCTAAATTTTATAAAATCTTCAATATCTGTATATATTACAACCATTACATAATCATCAGAATGTTCCATATGTTCAATTAGTAAATTTGTATCTGGATATATTTTTTTCCATATATAATATGTATAATTTGCACAACATACTGCTTTATATGATGATGAATAATTAAACATACCTTGTAAAAAAATTTTGTGTGGATTTTATTCTACCATTATTCTTTATTAATGTGTCTGTCATAAAATTGAATTGATTTTTATTATCAATTCTTGGTTTTATCACATTGTTTATAATCTCTGTTGGAACTTGTATTTCTTTGTTTGACCATACATTAAATGTGGATAACAACAGATTATACATTTTCTCTGAAATATGAGTTTTAAATGCTAAGTTCATTGCAATGAATGATGCCATTGTTTCTGCTGCAGACCATTTTGTACAATCTCCATTTACATACATGATTTTACTTGTTGTTGTAATTTGTTTTGTGGAATATATTCTATCTAACATGTTTTGCATAGCCATCATTTTTTTATCACCTGGTATTGATATAGCTTCATGAATATTTTGTTCTGAAACTTTTTTATAAAAATTTTCCATACATCTTGCTAGCGCTTTTGCACCAATATTTATAACATAGAATTCTCTCTTAGATCCATATTGAGATTTTATACATATATCAGCGATCAGTTTTCCTTCTTCTTTTTTAATAAAATATTCTGCCAAATCAATTGTATTTTCTAAGTTTTTATTATTTTCAATTAGTTCTAATATTGTCTCAAATACTTTTTGTCTTGGTTTTAATTTGTTATAATATGTACTGTTTGTTTCAAGAAAATATTTTTTAACATCTTCATTCATATTAAAGTTTTTATCTGGATTATATTTTTTTATTTTTTTTCAACTTTACCAATTTGTCTTTTTGTAATTGTTGGGAATAATTTTAGTTCTCTATTTAGATCATGAATTACTGCCTTTGTACTTATCAATTCAGATAATGATTCTTCATTAATTTCATGTATTATTTTTTTAAAATGAGGTATATTCTGTTTGATTAAAGTGTCTGTTGAATAAAATATGCATTGAGAAAAACAGCCTATTTTCTTATTGTCTAATAAAAAATCATCAATATCTTCTTTTGTTTTTAGGATACCATCTTTTCTATTTTCAGATAATTTCTCATAATCATATTGAAATTCTAAAATTGTTTTCAATGCTGAGACGTATTCATGATAAATATTTGATGGTTCTTTTAATGTGTGTACATATACAAATGCTTCATCTAAAATTTCATTTATATCCTGTATTTTGTAATCAAACCATAATGATGGCATGTTAATTTTACCACCTAATGATTTTTCTGACCTTGAAACATTTATATACTCAGGTGATTTCAATTTTATATTCGTTTGAGTTGCATGTTCGTTTATAATGGGTAATCTTGTTAAAATTCTATTAACCAACCAACATTCTAGAACACATTTGTATGGTGGTTTGAATTTTTCTACTAATAGTTTTTGAATATTTGTGAATGCTGCATAAGCAGAAACATATGCATATCTATTATCCATTAATAATTCTGCAACTTTTTGATTTGTGCACAATGAAATTGTTGTTCTTAAAGCAAAAATATCTTCTATTTTGCCTG